GGGACCTAATGTGACAATTGAAAAAACAAAACCAAGTCAATCAGAATTTTTTATTCCTTCAAGTAGTGGAATATCTTTGAATTGTGACGGAAGAGAAGAAAATAGAGTTACAAGTTTTTCATTTTCAATAAGCCCTCAAAGAAAACCCTTTTATAAAATAGGCTCAATTTACCCCTGCGAAGTTGCCCATCTAACTCCGATTCAAAGCACTTTTACGGTAGAACTAGATGTTGATAGTTATGAAACTATAAATACCTATGATTACATAAGAACTGGAATACATTTTAAAGATATTGAAATTTCTTTAAAAGATAAATGCGACGATACAAAAACCATAACATATAAATTTAAAAAATCTCATTTGATCAGCGAAAATTTCTCTTCAGATTCAGAAAATAACACAAAAGTATCTTTAGAATACATCTCTAATTCTCATGCTCCTCCAGAAATAATATACACATGAAGTATGTAAAATATACAGAGTGTGAAGTTTTAATTAATGAAGAACATGTGTTTGCATTAAACGCATCTATATCAGCAAATTCGAATTTAACCCCTAGTATTGTTTATGGAGGAGGGTTAGAGTCTTACGCTCCAGTATCAGAAATGTCTGCAAATCTTGGAATTGAATATTATGTAACTGGAGATGTTGATAACATATCTATGTTAACTGGAGATATAGATTGTTCTGGAAAGTTTGGAGGGATAGAATTTTCTGGAGCGTATTTAAATTCTTACCAAGTGGATATAGAGCCTTATATGCCAGTAAAATTTTCAGCTAATTTTGTTATACTTAGTGGTTACAATCAAAACTTATCCACTGGATCATTTGATTCTGAATCAATAGAATTAGCTAACGGAGCCCACTCTTTATTAAATAATATTAATTATTCTAATGTAGGTTTAGATAACCCTGTTTCAATATCATATTCTGTCTCTTGCGAAAGAGTACCTAATTATGAAATAGGAAATGAGTTTCCTTCAAATGTAAGATTCGGATCTGTTTCTAAAAATTTAAGTATTGCAGGTGAAGGTATAGGGGATTTAATAACTTATTCTGGAAAAGAAATAGCGGGGATCTCAATACAGCCTAAAACACTTAATAATCTATCTAGAGGTCAAATATTAGAATGCAGCGGAGTTATTGAGTCTCAAGAACTAGGGGTATCAAGAAACGACTTCGTGAAAGGCTTTATACAAATTATGGAAAGGGTAAGATGACATGATAAATTGCAACTTTGAAATTTCAAAATTTAATAATTTATTAAAAGATTATTACAGTGAAAGTGCAAATGCTGGAGAGGGAAAATACAATACTTTTGAAAGTTTTGCAACTAATTCAAAAACAGACTCGACTCTTTTAGATTTTGAATACGAAAACCCTTTCTCTTTTATCCCCTCTTACGGATCTGAGGTAATGATAAATTTTTTAAATAATAAAATTAATTATGGGGATGGATATAGTGTGCAAAGATCGTCCATGCTTAATAGAATTTTTGTAAATTTATCATTAAAATTTGATAATAGAAGCGATGCAGAATCAAAAGAAATAATAGATTTTATAAATTCCACAAAAGGTTATAAGAAATTCATATTTCAACCAATAAAAAGATCTGGGCTAAGTTCTGCTGATGCATATAAATCATTATACTCTCTTTCTCCTTATTTTGTTCAAGAATTTACATCTCAAGGACCTGAAATTCAATCTAATTATTCGGACTCAAATAATATCGCATTGAATTTTGCGAACCAAAATTTCACACTTTTTGATTTAAAAAGTATTATAAAAGTTGAGTCCATGCCAAGTTATAGAAAGGCAATAATAGACGAATATGCAGTCAAGCCTCACTTAGATTTATTGCCGTCTTACGCAGTTGATAAAAGTATTAATTTGAGAAATAATATTGCAGATTTTAGGGATGCAAAAATTCAAATTGCAGAAGATGGAGTAAATGAAAATGAAATTTCACTAAACTTAAGTTATAATAATATAGATGATGAAAAATTATTAAAATTATTATCTTTTATTATTAATAAACAAGGCATGCAAACATTTACATTCGATGTGAAAGGTCCAGTTAAAGAAAGAAGGGAATTTTTATGTACATCAATAAGGCATAAGTTCGTCTTCAAAGGGGTTCACGATGTTTCTATTTCTATTTCAGAACAAGCAATTAAAAAGAGTTTTCAATGAGCTTTCAAAAGACAGAAAAAGTAAATCAAGAAATATTTGATATAAACCCCTCTTTAGAGATTGAGCTTTTAGAGATTTATAATATAGCGGGTACAAGCGACGTCATAAGAATTCATTCTGGAGCAAGCCAAATTAAAAAAAGCATTATTTTTGATTCGAAAGAGTACTTTCATGTACCATTTGAGGGTGAAAATTTTGAGTCCAGAAGTGACGGAAGAATGTCAAGGCCAACATTATCAATAATAAATTTAGAGTCTTTTATGACTAATTATGTAAAAAATAAAGACGATTTAATTGGGGCGGAAGTAAAAAGAATAAGGACTTTTTTAAAATTTTTAGATGAAGACAATTTTTTAAATTATGCAAGCGAAAAATCTTACTGGGATTCTTTAGGTGTAAATCCAGATCCAAGTTCAAAATTAAGAGATCAATACTGGGAGATAAATAGAAAAGTTCGAGAAGATAAATACGCGATACAATTTGAGTTAGTTAGCCCCTTGGAGGTTGAAAATGTTAAAGTCCCAAGAAGGCAAATTATTAATAACTATTGTTTTTTTAAATACAGAGGAAAAGGGTGTAATTTTAAAGGAGCTCCCGTTTCAGACTCGAACGATGTTAAATTTTTAGACTCTTTAAATGATAGGGGGGATTGGATCAATTCTACAAATTATTTTGTAAATGATTTTATAAGAATAATGATAAAAGAAGGAAATGAAACTAGAGAAGTTTTATATGTATGCACTCAAGATCATATTTCTGATCAATCAAACAAGCCTACTGTAAGCACAGATTACTGGACGGTCGATGCTTGCTCGAAAGGATTGCGAGCATGCAAGATGAGATTCAAAGGAGATCATGACGAGCAACTTCCTTTTGGGGGGTTTCCATCCAGTAGAATACTTTAACCGTGAACATTCAAGAAAAAATAAAATTATTATGCGAGTCTGAAGCTGAAAAAGAAAGCTGTGGAATAATTATTTTTGAAAACAAAAGAACAAAGATTGTTCCTTGCTCAAATGTATCTAAAAATCCTGCGAATTTTTTCGAAATACAGATATCGGAACAAATTGAAGCTATGAGAAGAGGTAAAATATTAGCTATATATCACTCTCACCTCAATCAATGTCATAATTTTTCAAAAGAAGATTTGAAATATTCAGAAGAAATGATTGTTCCTTTTTTAGTTTATAGTTTAAAAAATAAAAAACATAACATTTATGTACCAGAAAAATCAAAAAAAGACAGAGAGATTAAAAACTTTTTAAAAAGAATTTCTAGATTTTACAGTGTAAATTAGTTTAGGAAAAAGGATGATAAAGGCGTATCTATATGGAAATTTAGGAGAAACTTTCGGGAAAGAATGGGAGTTTGACGCTGAAAATGTCAGCGAGGTTTTTAAAGGGATAGATGCGAATACAAAAGGTTTTTTAAAATATCTAACCGAAAAATCAAAAGAAAATTTTAATTACATAGCTTGCTTAATAAAAAAAGATTCAGATGGTCTTAAGGCTGTTTCGGTTACTAATAACCAATTAGAAGTTAGTTTTAAAAACGAGCAAGAAATCCATATTTTTCCTGTGGCGATGGGAGCAGGAGAAGATGATTACAATGCGAGAGGTTTTGATGACGCCAATCTGGAAATGATTGAATATGGTGCGTATTCATTGGTCGGTGGCTGGCTTGTTAAGCAGGCAGGAGGGTGGGTTTTGGATAATTATGGAGACAATCTCTGGGGGTATGTTGGAGGGAGTGCTCTATCGATTATAGGAGACATAGGTATGGAATTAGGATCTGCTTTAATACTGCAAGGATTACTGTCTGCATTGCAACACGATCCTGAACCTCCAGAAATAGCAGACGATTCAGCAAACATAAAAAGCTCAACATCATTCAATTATCAAAATCCAGATAACAATGTAATGCAAGGAGCAAGGGTTCCTATAGGATACGGAAGGCTTAGAGTTGGATCTCAGGTAATATCATCTTCGGTATTGAATTCAAGATTAGTTTTGTTTCAAAATAATGAAGTTGAAGAAAATGATGAAAATGGAAATAAAGTGGGAGCTTTTGTCGTAGAAAACAGAAGAAATTAACATGCAGATTTCTGGATTCTCCTCTTATACTCAACCCCAATTATTTAATAGGCAATTAACTGGCTATTCTGTAAAATCAGACGCTAAAGAACTGTTAGAATCTAACTCTTTCTTTAAGTCTGTAGATTTAATATCAGAAGGACCTATAGAAGGTTTTTGTGATTATACGGGGAAATTAGTTTCTGGATCAGACATATTAAAAGGTGTTTATTTGAATGATGTTCCTGTAAAAACGACTTCAGACGGACCTAATGACGGCTTATATAATTTTAGAAATATAGCTATAGCTTATAAGAACGGAGAAATAGATCAATCTGGCCTTTATACTGGACAAGGATTAGATGGTCCTGATAGTTTTTACTGGATGGAAGACTTTTCTTATTCTTCGAATACAAAAAAGAAAGAGATAAGATTGTATAACTCCAAAAGTTTAAATAATTTAGGAGCGGCAAATCAGTTTTACATGGGAGCTCATACTGTGGTTGATCAAGATGTAGACTGGCTATGTATGACGGTAAGAGTTGATAACTGTTATTTTATAGATACCGAAGGGAATAAAAAACCTAATCAAGGAAATTTTCACATTTATGGAGATATAACTGGAGTAGCTCATAGATCATTCGATAAAGGAGAAGTCAAACCTATATTAGACTCTTCTCAAGATGATTATAATGCATACTTAAAGATAAAAGGAATAGCTACATCTTCATATAAAGAAGACATATTTTTTAAGCTTAAAGATTTATCTGGAGTAAGACCTAGAACTGTATACATAGAAAATTTAACCCCAGAAGATAATAATTTTAGAACAAATTTTAATGCCGTTTTTGATTCTGTAACGGAAATAAATAATACCAATTTATCTTATCCTGGATCGGCCTATGTGGGAATGATAGGTTCAGCCGAAGCTCTGTCCGAAATACCAAGGAGGACATATGATTTAAAACTAAAAAAAGTAAAAGTCCCTTCTAATTACGAAGATTTAGGAGAAGGCGTAGATGGTCCTTTAAGAGAAGATAGACATCCTGGAATATGGAATGGAACATTTAAAACCGAGTTGGAGTGGACTGACAATCCAGCATGGATACTTTACGATTTAATAACTAACGATAGATATGGGTTAGGAGAATACATAGATAAGATCAAAATCGACAAGTTTCAATTATATAAGATAGCAAAGGTATGCGATGAATTAGTTAATACATCTAAAAGCTCAGAAGATCCGACTAAAGAGTTTATAAAAGAAAGAAGATATTCCTGCAACTTGCTTCTTTCTAATGCTATGGATGCATACGCCGCAATAAATGAAATATCTTCAATATTCAGAGGTATAGCATATTTTGATTCTAACGAAATTTTTATATCTCAAAACTCATTAAAAGAATCTATTTTTAATTTTAATAATTCAAACGTTGTAGAAGGAAATTTTCTATACTCTGGACCCACGAAAAGAGCAAGATTTACAGCGGTAAAAGTGTCGTATAAAGATAAGGAAGACTCGTTCCTTCCTAAATATGAGTATGTAGAAGATCCAGAAGGCATAATAAGATATGGACTTATAGAAAAAGAAATTTCAGCTGTAGGATGCACTTCTAGGGATCAAGCTTTAAGGCTTGGAAGGTGGACCTTATTAAGTTCAAACCTGGAGAAAGAGACCGTCTCCTTTGCGACCTCAAGTGAAGCTGAATACTTAAGCCCAGGAGATGTATTTTCAGTTTCTGATAAATTAAAAAATGGAATAAAGCAGGGTGGAAGAATTTTAAAAATAGTAAACGATCAGCCAGTAGGGAATCAGAATTATATACTTCTAGACCAACAAATAGACACTGGAAACTTCAACTTTAGTAATTTAAATTTTTTAATTCCAGAGCAAGATTTAGATCTAAAAACAGAGCAATTTAAATCCTTTATACATAGAAATGGTGTTAATATTGGATCGGCAGATGACGGAACGAGGAATGCAACTTATCCAGATTTACATTCAACCACATCAAGCAATACAAGCTTACACAACTATATAGAAAACACACCTAGTGGTGCAAAAATATTAACTGACGAATTGCAAGATCTCATTTTAGAAAAAACGGGAAATTTCTCTTTGATAGACAATTCAAACGGACATAAAACATTAAACGATTATTTTCTTGACGATAGTGTTTTAATAAATTTTTTAAGAGGATCTTCTAGAGTTGGCAATACTCAAAAAATCAAAGAAGGAACTATTTATACTTTAGATGGAACTGGAGATGGTGTAGACTGCGTGGATTTTTCTAAAAAAGAATATACTTTAATATCAAAACAAGAAAGTTCAAATGGCTCATTTCAGTTAATGGGAACTGAATATAATTCTGGAAAGTTTTCAAAGGTAGATAACCTTTCAACCATATACACTAGTACGACATTTAATTCAGAAGCTACTAAGCGTGGTAGGAAGCCAGAAGCTACATCTAAAACTTTTCCAGCGGTACCTCTTGTGGAACTAGAACAGCAACAAGTACTAGCAAAAGGCTATCCAAAAGAAAATACTGTAGATTTAATAGTCAGGCCAAGCGGTTTTATAAATTCGCAAGGAGAGTCCAAGTCAAAAGTTTTTTATTATTTTCATAACACAGAAATAAATCAAGAATTCTACGATCAAATACAATCAAGCGATGGAAAATATGTAATTAGAGCCCAAGAAATATCTGAATCATATTATTCGACATTAAAGTCGTCAATTTTTAATTCAGAAAACATCGTTCAAAATGGACAGTATTTATGTCACGGAGAACAAGAATGTGGAAATTACGAAGTTATCTATGAGCCAAATATAGGATCCGCATCAATTGAAGACAAGGCGACTGTAGGAGGAGCTTCGTTAAAACAGCTATCTCTTACAAACTTTAAAGATTCAGAGTTTAACGAAGAAGTTTCAGTTGTGAGGCCTAGGGTTATGTCGGAAACTGGAGAGATGCAACTTTCTGGTTGCGATGTTTTTGGAGTGAAATATTTAGATCAAACCACAGGAAATGTTCTTTCAGGAGAATTTGAAGTTTCAAATCCAAATGCCTATTACGAATTAAGGTGGTCTGAGGTTAATAGATACGGAGGTAGCCCAGAGAAAATAATGTTATTTAGAGCTGCAGTTGATAACATTCCTCCATCAAAACCTACAAATTTTTCCGCAAAGATTAATCAATTATTTCCTAATTTAATTAATTTTGAATGGGATAATCAAAAAAATGTAGATCCTGACCTGGCTGGGTTCAGGATATATACAGGGTATATTGGAGCAAACGATCCAGACTATGAATTTGATCAGATAGATTCTGAAGGAAATCCAATTCCAGGATCTGAGTTTGCAGAAATAAGAGGGAATCATGCTAGCTATTTCACTTATGAAGCTGATACAAGAGAAGGCGTTTTAAAAAATTTAAGCGATAAGAATATTGGATTTAATGATAGTGGTATATTTCACATTAGATCTTTTGACTATTCTCAAAATTTAAGTGAACCGAGTAATCAAGCGGACTTTTCAATAACTCAATTCGCTAATGCTCCAGATTTGTTTTTATCTGGGCAGGTAAAAGCTCCAGGAGAGGGAACCGATTCGTCAAGAAGTCAGGTATTTTTACATGCCTTTTATTCTGGAAGCTTCCATGAGACAGATAGTTTTTCGCATTATTCGATAAGATTTTCACAACCCAATAATGGATTAATATTTAATGATCCAATAATAATCAAAAAAGATCAAATTGTCGTTGCTAATTCAAGCCAATTTACGGCTGGCAATTCAGGACATATACAAATTCCAGCTCAAGCGAACTCAACTTATCAAGGATTGATACATGCTACTACTAATGATGGTAGACTTTCTCCAGAGGGAACTGATTCCATCACAATAGGAAAAGATGAAGAAGCTCCTTCAGCATTAAGAAATTTTCAAGTAACTAAACAGTTCTCCAATTTTAGATTTTCATGGGACACTCCAGAAGAAGCAGACTGTGAAAAAATATTATTATTTACGGGAAGTGGGCATAACAATTTTGATTTGCCTAAGCCGCATTTACCTGGATCAAATGTATCAAAGATAGATTCTAGTAATTCCTCTGCTCCGAAATTTGAATTAGTTGCTTCTGTTTTTCCAGATGATCCACCTGTATTTTCAATAGATAAATTTAGGAATGAAGGTCAAGAGCCTTGGGAAAAAACAAATTTTCCTTTTCATGCGGTTCCAGTAGACACTTCAAATAATACTGGAATGTATACTGGGTTTACCTTTACAGACTTAGATCTTGATGCCCCATTTGTTCATACTAGTGGCGAGATAACATCAGATAATAGATCTTTAATCCACGTCTTTTACTCTGGAAATGCGCAAAACGATGGGTCGTTTAAGTATTACCTAACCGAATATGCTGACACTTCAGACGGTATAATAAATAGTTATGAAGATAGGCAGAAAGCTTCTCACAATCTCGGCAAAATAGGTTTAGGCTCAGGTTCATTTTCTTTTGAAGCTAAAGGTGGACATGCATACGATGTAAAAACAAAAATAGTCACCGATCTTCTTGAGACGGACTTTGCTGATGATACGATACTCACGGATTCTTTGGGTAGTGATATCTTAGCTTTTTCTGATAACAAAGCGCCAGCACCAATTGGAAATTTTCAAGTAACTAAACAGTTTTCTAATTTTAAATTTTCATGGGACACTCCAGAAGAAGCAGACTGTGAAAAAATATTACTATTTACAGGAAGTGGGCATAACAATTTTGATTTACCTAAGCCGCATTTACCTGGATCAAATGTACCAAGGATAGATTCTAGCAATTCCTCTGCTCCGAAGTTTGAATTGATAGCTTCTGTTTTTCCAGATGACCCACCTGTATTTTCGATAGATAAATTCAGGGAAAAAGATCAAGAACCTTGGGAGAAAACAAATTTTCCTTTTCACATAGTCCCAGTAGACACTTCAAATAACACTGGGATGTATACTGGGTTCACTTTTACGGATTTAGATCTTGATGCTCCATTTGTTCACACTAGCGGAGAGATAACCCCAGATAACAGGTCTTTAATCCACGTCTTTTACTCTGGAAATGCGCAAAACGATGGGTCATTTAAGTATTACCTAACCGAACATACAGATGTATCAGATGGAGTTGTTAACTCTTATGAAGATAGAAGAAAAGCTTCTTATGATACATCGAAACCAGGCTTAGGGTCAGGATCTTTCTCTTTTGAAGCTAGAGGTGGACATGCATATGATATAAGAACTAAGATAGTTACCGATCTTCTTGAGACTGATTTTGCTGATGATACGATACTTACAAACTCTTTAGGTAGTGATATCATTGCTCTTCCTGATGATAAAGCTCCAGCGGCTCCTGAGTGGAAGATTTCAGAAAAAAATGGAAGTAATATATTTTTATCTTGGGATAATCCATCTGAGTCAGATTTAGATAGAATTTTATTATATACTGGTAGTCAAAATTTTACTGGAAAGACTCAGGAAACAGAGATTTATAAAGAATCAAAATTTAATTCTGAGATTGTGCCTCTATTAGATTTTGGTGGAGATAGAAGTGAAGATTTATATTTTTGGTTAAGAGCTGTAGATAGCTCTAATAATACTGGAAATTTTAGCGTTGGAAATACAAGTTCAAATCTTTTACCTCATAACAGCGGGCAAGAAGTATCAATATCAAGAGTAAGCTCTCCCTCTAACTTAGAAATAACATTAGAAAGTGGAATTTATAATAATTTAAATGGTGATGGAAGTTCTTACGCGTATATAAATTATATTATAGAGCAACCATTAGATTATGAAACTACTAGTTACAAAGTTGATGTTTCTAG